TTGTTTGACCCCGAGAGGTTTGTGGACTTGGAAAGTGTTTTGGAAAGCCTGAAAGCATGTGAAATGAAGTGTTTTTATTGTAAAACGGTGGTTCAGGTTCTCTACCAACAGGTCCGAGAACCGTCACAATGGACACTAGAGCGGTTAGACAACGATGAAGGCCATAACAAAACCAATGTTGTAATTGCCTGCTTGAAATGTAATTTACGGCGTCGGTGTATATATCACGAGCGCTATGTTTTCACCAAACAATTGAATGTGGTGAAATTGGAATAAGGGGGGTTGGCCGGACGTTTATTTCTTTTCGCAGCGTTTGGTGGGGGCGGGGCGGTGATATCCCGTTTTACATTTGGCTTTGAGGGTTTTGCACTTGCCGTTGACACGGTGGCTACCGGTGGCGCATTTGGTCGTTTTCTTGGCAGTTTTGCTTTTTTTCGAGGATGCGTTGGTTCTCGATTTCTTGGCGGGCATGGTGAGTATAGAATACAATTAGATTTTTATGAAAAAAAACATAGACAAATCTGGAGGATACCTAACTAAAGATGGAGAACCCGGTCCTACACGAAAAAATACGCGAAAAACTCGATTTTTTCCATAAAAACAACCAAATACCCAATATCATTTTTCACGGGTCGTCAGGAACAGGCAAGAAGACGATTTTATACGAATTTCTCAATAAAATTTACGAAGGCAACAAGCATAAAATCAAACACAATGTCATGATAGTAAATTGTTCTCACGGAAAGGGTATCAAATTCATACGCGAGGAATTGAAATTTTTCGCTAAAACCAATATACAATCCAATTACGGGGTAACATTCAAATCGATTGTGTTGATCAACGCGGACAGTTTGACCACCGACGCTCAATCCGCACTACGGCGTTGTATCGAATTGTTTAGTTATAACACGCGATTTTTTATTGTGGTGGAGAACAAACACAAGTTGTTGAACCCCATTTTGTCGCGTTTTTGTGAGATTTATGTGCCCGAATATGTGAACGCGGCGGGCGAAGTGGAGAACCTCCATCAGGTGAAATTAAGACAGAAATTCGATATTCCTGAGAGGATACATAAGAAGCGCGAAAAAGTGGCGGCTCTATTACGCGAGGTGTTTACGGGGCCTTTCTGCGCGGAGAAGGGATCGGTCCATAAACGTTTGGCAGATGTCAGTACCGCGATGTATGATCAAGGTTATTCGTGTCTGGACCTTTTGGAGACGATAGGTCACATGGGTGACGAAATAGAAATTACCAATGTTGCTTTGTTGTCGATGAAATTTCACAAGGTGAAATCGGAATTTCGCTGTGAGAAATTGCTCATTTTATACATGTTGAACGAGATGTTTGGTCCAAAACTGCGCAAGTTCGACTCAGGGTAGCGGTCGGCGTTAAATTGCGTAAAAAAAATCGTCCATATAGAGATATAGGCATGGACGATTTTCAGCCCTCGAATTTATACCATTCTCGCGACGAATTGTGTGCTCGCTTGGTTGGTATATTGACCCCCTTGATTATCGAAGGAATCAAATCGATTTTTAATGAGGCGGTTAAAATGTGTGTAGACAACCAAGAGGTGGACAAATACCTGATGCATTTCCAAAATTTGATCAGTCACATCCCTAAATGGAACGGAAACACCATCGAAACCGAACGAAAACGTATTATTGAACGGTCGGGGTGTCATTATTTAGAAGAATTAATCACCTGCGTTCACATTATTCATTTAAAGGTTCTCACTTGTGTGCGGGTGGGAAACAAGCAAAAGAAGATTGACATTTCCATACCCAAATTGGATAATTTTCTCCACAAGGCTTACATCAACGTTGCCCGTAAAACGTATATGAACGTGTATTTGTTTGAGCGCGGTGGCAGCGTGACTCCCCTCCAAATACAAAAGAATGGCCGCGAGTTTGAAATCATCGTCCAGGAGTGTATATTGACGACGATACGCGAGAGCATTCCGACGGAGGAAATTATCCGCGCATACACTGACGAGAGCATGGAGATTGAAGAAGAGGTCGTGGTAGAAAACATTGTGGATCCCAACGTCCCTGAGGAGAAACCGGTGGCGTCGTCGACCCCCGACGTGGATGCGGAAAAATTGGCGAAACAGATGGAAGAAGAGAAGACGCCGGAGGTGGTACCTGCCATCAGTAACGTGGACAACGCACCCGTGACGACTAAATTATCGTTCAACGATTTTGATAGTATTCTGGACACGTCCACCGGTAAGGTGGATGAGATCGAGGCCCCGAAAACCATTGAACGTTTGGAGGAGATTAGTACATCGCGCGCGATTCAGCGTAAATTGGAAGAGGAAGACGACGACGATGAAGAAGAACGTATCAAGATCCATACAGATGCGGTCGATTTAGAGGAACTCGATATTTTCGACTTTGACAAAGGATTGACCAAGAGTTCAGAGGAGGTATTTTTGGACGACATTGAAGAGTTGTAAGGGCGAGGATTCAATTCTGGGTGGCTATTTTTCTGGAGGATTGGAGAACGCGGGTAGTAGACGGGTTTTATCGTATTTTTCCATAATTTTACGTTGACTACCGCATATCTTGACAAACGTGTATTGGTGATAAGTAGTGTGTTTTTCGGGATCTAGGAGATTTTTGACCGCGGCATCGTCGTTAAAATTTACGTCAGACAAATATTTGAATGGGCCCGAACTGGCGGCAAATACCAAGATATTATATTTTTCGGGGTTTTTTTGGATAACTTTTTGAGCAGATACGTGCATGGTTAAATAATCAGGTGACGACACATTGCTGGTATTGATTCCTTGCGATTTGACGTCGCTGAGATAATCATTGATCGTTTTGTGGTTTCGGGTAGATAAAAATTCGTCGGCCCAATCAACCATGAAAGGTGAACCAGGAATACATGCGAAAAACCAGTTCTCGATTACGGGATATTTGTTATCTAATACATCACCAATGTAATAGCCTACAAATTCTACCCGGGTATTATTTTGTATGGCATGTACCCACGAAAACGGGTGATGGCAAATGATGGAGGCATCTAACCAGAACCCCCCATATTTGGCCAAAACCAGACAGCGAACATAATCGGAAAACCTTGCGATAAAATCGTGGGAATGTTGTATGGAGGCAACATCGGTGTCGACGTATTCCGAATAATTCGATTTATTCAAAATCCGAATATCATAATCCGGATTGTAATGTTTCCAAGATTCTATACACATGTTAACGACCACGTTATCATCTCCTTCCCAAAACGTCCAAATGATTTTAGGGATACGACTGGTGTTATCATCCCCATAGGAAAATTCTTTCAGCACGGCGTTATCGAAATTTACCATTGTCTCCGAGATTGTTTTCCGATAAAACCCAAAATATAAAATTCCGACAAGGAGTAGTAGAAAGGATAATAAAAACAGGAGAAAATATTTGTTGCGTTTAGCCATAATATATATTATTGGGGGTTTTTGTATAATAAAATGGAGAACGTCGTATTACTGACCATCACTATTTCGGTGTTATTTATCGTGGTAAAGGTAATGGAGATGCGTTTTGTTGACCGCGAAGAAAAACCGCTTAAATTCGTGGTCCGCGACGCATTCATCGTGGCCGGATGCGCATTCCTGCCGATTTGGGGGTATTTCCAATTCAAGGAACACATTTCGGAGTGGTTTGGTATACCTGCGGCGACGGGAAACAGCGGTTTACCGGTAAAAACCCCCGAAATTTTCACGGATACCCCTGCGTTTTGATTTTTCGAGAACGGGATAATTACATAAAAATATGAGATTTTTATGTATGGACCACTGGCGGTATTATGCGGTAGGTATGAGGTCAATATTCATCAAGATATTATGAGGCTTACCCTTAAACCGGAATTGTTTGAAAAGGGGGAAATTCAATTGGGCTTGCGGGGTGTGCTCGTGAACGTTTCGCGCAATCATTTTGTAGAGTTTAAAATTAGGGTAGCGTTCTTCGCCGTTGCGTTTGTAGAGAACATTTTTTCCGGCGTCGTCGGTACACCATCTCATAATGGTGGCTTGTAGGGGGGTCATTTTCTTGGTATGATCGGGGTCGTCAATGTCGAAAACAAAATCAAAAATGGATGTACCTAACCGGCATAAATCGAAACTGTCGTTGGGCTCAATCCGAGGTTTGTTCTCATTGAAATAGGGTTCGCAATTGTATTGGGTGGCCGCATCACCGCCTGGCGAAAAGCTGTCGCTACAAAACCGGTGTCCATGGAAATGATAAATGCTGCGACCAAAATCAATGATTTTAAATATTTTACCGTAGGTGGGAACTTTATACGTGACGTTTTGGTATTTATAATACAAGAATTCTTGTTCAGTTTTTTTAAACATGATATTGTTGGTGTGAAGATCATTGTGGGTGAATCGGAAGGCGCGTTGATAAGCAATGAGGGTCATGATTACCTGAAAGAGGGCACTCGCGGCGTGTTTATCGTCGAGACCGGATTCGAACAATTCGTCCAATGTGCCGTCGCATTTTTCCAGAAAAATCATTTGTACCGGAAAATCGTTAATGTAGGCGTAAATATTTTCCGGCTCGTCGTCTTCTTCATCGTCTTCTTCCTCGTCTTCATCCTCGTCGGAATCGTGTTCTCCTACATTGGAACTCTGGAGGGACGTGGAAAAATCGTCACTGTTACTCGCCGTGTCTTCTTCTGAGCTGTAATTATTCTCGCTATCAGAATTATCGGCATGGGTGTCGTAAACGGGCTCCGTTTGCTGGTAAATATTTTCTAATACGTCTCCGGAATTTTCGTGGTGGGTTTGGGTAGGCGCGTCCAGTTCTTCAATGTTCAAATCCAGGGGGTCGTTTGCGGAGAGAATGTCAAGGTTCTCCGTGCTATCTTGAATAAAGAGTTTGTGGCGATTGGCGCGCGAGTTTTTATTCAAGAGGGAATGAATGAAATCCTGGTGGGTTGTTTTGAATAACTTGTTCAAATGAAGATTAAAAAAGGTGGAATTCAGCAAATAACTGTAATCGTCGACAATATTCATTTTGAACTGTTTTTGGATACCCAAATACGAACCATAATAATCCATTCCGTGTTTAAATCCGTGGTTATTCAACAGTTTGCTAGAAAGATAGCAAAAAAACCCGTCAACGTACGATGCGTTGTAGACGGAATCCATTTTTTTGCGGGAAATGGAATTGTTCTCGTGGGTCGTAGTATCATCAGCATGTATACCAGTGAGGGTAGGCAGCAATAAATCTGGGTTAGAGGTATCCGTACCATATTTTCCAATCATGTATTTAATGGGGTCAAAGAGGGGCGAATATTTGATGAAAATGTCGTTGGTGGTGTTGAGATTTGTTTCAGTATCAAATGTGGTGGTCATATTCACGACTTGCCTGCGGTTATTTAACTGGATAGAGTTGTAATTGTTCTCGGTCATGTCGAAAAATAGGGAGTAAATGGGTTGATATTGCTGTAAATTTACAATATTTAGCGGCCTGTAGTGTTTTTCCTGATCTTCTAAAGATAACTGGGTGGGGTCGGTTTTTTCTAAATGGTAGAGGTCGATTAAAGGTCGTTTCACATACCCCAATTCTATGTTTTTCGGTGTCATGAAGCAATATAATCGGTTCTCATATATTTTTTCCTTGAAATGTACGGGGATAACCGCGGAAAACGTAGTTTGGCAAAATCTATGACGAATATATATCTTTTGTATTTAGGTTAAATGACATTGGAACTAAAAAAATTTGATATGAAATCGATCACGTTCCGTCCCGACGAAAACAAGGGGCCCGTCGTCGTATTGATCGGCCGGCGTGATACCGGTAAGTCTTATCTGGTGCGCGACCTCCTGTTTTACCATCAAGACATTCCGATTGGAACAGTTATATCTGGTAGTGAGGCGGTCAACGGTTTCTTTGCGCAACATGTACCCAAGTTGTTTATTCACGATGAATACAACACCGTACTGATTGAGAACGTGCTCCGTCGGCAGAAAACAGTGTTGAAACAGGTGAAAACCGAACTGGACACGTATAAAAAAACGACCATCGACCCCCGGGCATTTGTTATTATGGACGATTGCCTGTACGACCAATCATGGACCCGCGATAAGATGATGCGTATGCTTTTCATGAATGGGCGTCATTGGAAGGTAATGTTAGTGATAACTATGCAATATCCGCTCGGAATACCCCCAAATTTGCGAACAAATATCGATTATGTCTTCATATTGCGTGAGCCATATTTAAATAATCGGAAAAAAATTTATGACAACTATGCCAGTATGTTTCCGACATTTGAGGCATTTTGTAGTGTGTTGGATGCTACCACGACGAATTTCGAGTGTATGGTTTTGAATAACAATGCCAAAACCAATAATATTTGTGACCAGGTGTTTTGGTACAAGGCGGAACATCATCCGCCCTTCAAATTAGGTAACCGGGAATTCTGGGAAATGTCCAAAAGTATGGCCGACGACGATGACGATGAAGCCTACGATCCGAACAAATCG